CAAGAGTCCAGCGACCGTATATAATGTTTTCAACAAACCAGCCCTCCTCACCGACTTTAACCACTGCCATAGCGGTGTTGTCAAGTCTTGAATTCTTTGAGCGTTTCTTGCTAACGTCCTGAAAACCTGCAAGGTCAATAGCGATGTAGTAGTCACCAACCATTGAGTTGTCTTCAGAAACTGTGACCCAGTCCTCCTTAAACATCTCAGAGCCTTTCGCTTCAAACGAAGCCATAAACTCTTGACGAAACGCATAACTGGACATTGACTTTTTGGCAACATCAATTTCCGCTGGGTCAAGTAAGGGGTTGTCGTAAGACGTAAAGTGCCAACTCCTGTAAGTGTCATCTCCTGATAGTTCTCCATATTTGTATAGTTCATAAAAATGGTTACGCCCCATAGGAGTACCAATGAACAATGCAGAACCTTTTTGGTCAGCTAGAGCTGGTCGGAGTATTTGTTCCCATACGTCTGGTTTGATGTCAGCATATTCATCCAACACTAAGTATTTAAGAGACACACCACGCATAGTTTCTGGTCTGTCTCCCCCTTTTAATGATATAGTCGCTCCATTAATCAGTTTGATCTGTAGGTTGTTTATGTGCGAGCCAGCTATGACAGGATGTCCTAACTCCAACAAAGTCTGCCACATAATGTCTCTGGCTTGTCCTTGTGTTGGCGCAACGTAAAACACTTGCCCTCGGTCTGTCTGTAGGGCATTTACAATCAGAAGCCACGCAGCTAAGCGAGACTTCCCAGTCCTTCGTCCTGCAGCAACAATCTTGAATCTGGTCTCGTCTTCCCAGACTTCCTGCTGCCACGGTAACAAAGAAATGTTTAAGTCACTCACAGTACGATGTTACTCGCTGGAGCTATGTAGAGTTCGTATGATATGATAAAAGTAGCGTTGGTAGAGGAACATTGAATGTCAATAGTTTCACCGTCAGTCATGATAAGGTACTGGTTCTCACTAGCACCAAACTCTACAATATCACCAGCGTTTAGGTTCTTACCTTTTAAAAATCTGTAGTCATTACCGTCAGACCAACGAGCATCAACAGTAACAGCACCACCTGCTGCACAAAGAAAGTAATTAATCTTACAGTGATAACCAGAAGGAACTGTCAGGACAGTAACGTAGGTGTTGTTATCTGCTGCTTGTGGTAGGTATCCTTTAGAGCCTAGTGTTGTTTCCATTAGTATGTCCACATAACAGGGGTGTCAGTATTGCGTAGGTCAACATGAACAAAACTATCAGCTACACCGATACCTTTGAAGCCTAGCTCTATAGCTTTCTCAACAATCTTATAACGCTGGTATCCGTTGCTTACAGCGATGTCAGCAGCTATACCCTGTGTATGCCTACCCTTAGTTAGTTTATCTTTCTCTACGGAGTGCTGAGGGCTTCTGAAGCCACTTGTGATGACAAAGGGAAAGTCACATTCCTCACGGAGACGATCAAGCATGATGAGGAAGTTATGAGACATCTTGTTCTCACCAGTTTCTTTACAATCAAATTCATCAAGTGTAAAGTACTTGTATACTCTTTGCGAGGTACTAAGCGTCAACGTACTCTCCTTCAATGTAGTCATCTTCTGCTTGTTCGCTGGAGATCGTAGTAGCTCCAACACCAGTGATGTTAATGCTTATGGAGTTTTTACCACCTGACTTGACAACGTCCTTCTCAAAGGCAGCTGTAGGTAGCACTCTGTCCATGACAAGTTTCCAAGCTGCCGCTTGATTCTTATGGTCGTTGTCCAAGGCTGCATCAAAGATAGCCTCTAGGACTTTGACAGACTTTGGTGATGACAACATACGAGCTTTGTACTCGTTAATGATAGCTGCATCACCTTTGGGTCGCCCTCGGACACCACGGTTGCCCCTTTTGTTTGACACCAAGTCAGTCTTTTTGGGTCTACCGCGCTTAGGGCGGTCTTCATTTTCTGACAATGAATAACTCATAGCTTTCCCCTTAGTATACTTAGGTATCCTAAGGTTCCATTTGCTACTTTAGTTTATACTTTAATGATTAACCTTTAAAGTTATTCTTAATCGTTCTACTAAAGGAGCTAAATGCTGCCGAAGGTTACTTAAGGAGCTAATCTTTGTTAATGTCTCTAAATTACCTATATATTATATCATATTTTTAAGCAAAAGTCAAGTTAAATTTTAGTTAATTATTACCAAACCTACTTAAGTCCCTACTTTTGTGTCAACATTTGTCAACCTTTTACTACTTTTTTATACTTGACACTTTTACTAGGGTATTCAGAAGGTTACTTTTGGTTATATAGGGTACTTTTTTATTACTTTTTGTTCAATTTTACTCTTTTTTGTGACTAAGGGGCTACCTCAAGTATTCCCACGTGTCATCCCCCTCCCCCGCCCCTAAGTTATCCACAGGTTATACAAAAGTTATCCACAGGTCCCAGGGAAACTTGGCACGATTCTTGCATAGCCTTAGGTATTCACAGGATCAATGGGTAACCTTGGGGGCATTCATGGAGCTTATGGCTACACAAGTACACATTGGCATGGTTATTGCATAGGGAAACATGAGGAGTGAGGGAGACATGAGGACCCTATGGCGACCACTAGCGACCACTAGCACACACAAGCGCCCATAAAAAGAAAGATGGTCAAGTATCACAAAAGGACCTATTGTGTCAACTGTAAATATTTACATTTATTTTTGTATCGAGGGGTTGACATGGGCTGTCTTTGGTCTACAATGGGAACCATAGACAACACACAAAGGAGCTACACCATGAAAAACTACATCGAATTTCAGGACTACATCAACATGCTAGCGGCTGATTTCAAAGACTCAGGCCACGAGGACGCGACAGACTACGCACACGAGGCGGCAGACGGTAGTGAGTACGTCATATACTACGGCAAAGCGTGGGACTTAATCGACACTGTGCGCTCATACAATAGCGACCTCTTCTGTGAGGGCGAATCTTGGGCGTTTGATCTAGGCGAGGAGCACGAGAGCCTCGATAGTATGGTAACCTCGGTCGCCTATGGGATCATTTACATGGCAGTACTAGAGGCACTGACAGAGGAGGTGGCATAATGCAACCTTTTAACTATAGAGTGACAATAACGAAACCTAAAGAAGGCGAGATATATACCGAGCAATTTAATTGGTATGATTACGACACGCCCAACGATTTACGTCTGGCTGTTGCTACCTACTGCAACGAATCAGTGGATCTTGGTTGGGATGTTTTGGCGCTAGATGATGACAGCCGAGTAATATTTGTCTTTAGACATGAGGAGCTTGTATAGATATGCAGTACACCGATAGAGACATGAATAACAACCTTTGGGCCAAACCATGGGTAGACGTCTACAACGACCTCACCGTGCTTATAGAGAACACGTACAATCCCAAGGTGAGGGAAACATACCTAAACGACCGCCACAGATTCTATTTAATGTGCTGTGAGCTAGCGATGGAAACACACGAGGACGAGGAGTGAGCACAATGTTAAACGACACCATAAACGGACTAATAATAGACCTTGAAATTGAGGTCGCTTGTATGTTAGATTCATTCGAGGAGGTCAGACCGAGGGACCTTGAACGATTACAGGATAAACTAGCGAGGCTACACGATGAAAAAATATAGATGCAAAGAATGCGGCAGTGAGAACTTGGTTTGGCGCGGGTATGTCGTCTGGGATTTTGAGTCTCAGAGTTTCAAGAAAGTAGAGGTTGATGATGAAGCATTTTGTGACGACTGCAATACTGAAGGTGAACCAGTGAGAGAAGAGGTTACACGATGAACATCTTTTATCTATCACACAACCCTAGGGACTGTGCACAGCTACACTGTGATAAACACGTTGTTAAAATGATCCTCGAGACTGCACAGCTGTTGTCAACTGCTCACCATGAGCTAGGTGGCACAGGGCCGTACAAAGTGACGCACAGGAACCATCCTAGTGCCGTGTGGGTACGCTCAGGTATAAAACAGTACCAGTGGACCTATAGCCTACTAAAGGCTCTATCAGAGGAGTATACCAAAAGGTATGGCAAGGTACACCTAACATGGCAAAAGTGCTCAGAGGCCCTTTCAGAGCCTCCTGAGGGCATCCCCAGTATTGAGTGGTCATCACCGCCACAGTGTATGCCTGATGATTGCAAGCATAGCGCCGTTTTGGTAGCGTATCGGACATACTACGCATTCAAGGCTAAGGACTGGGCAGAACGTGGTATGCAAATGAAATGGTATGGTCAGGAGAGGGTTGCATAATGGAATTGTTTTTAATTGCGTTTGTTTATCTAGTATACAAAGCCATGACGTATGACGTTAGGAAACTGGATGATAAAGCATGGAAAAAATACGATCAGGAGGAAAAGGATAATGGAAAGTAACGATATGTTTTTCTGGATTATAATTTCAGTAGTAGGTATACTATGGGCAATCAAGGACGAAATGGAACAACGAGACAAAGAGAGAGAGGACGATAACAATGCCAAGAGATAATCACAACGAGGAGTTTGAACGCTTTTTGGACTCCGAAAGAGCACACCTGAGACGTACTACCAAACTGGGTAGATATAATGGGGCAGACACTTTCGTAGACCTTATGATAGGAGCCACATACAAAAACCCTGAGGAATACCAAGAGTGGATTGAGTCACTGATGGATAGAGTGGAAGCGAGGGAGTTTGAAGCCATAGGTTCCATGATATATACTCAGATATACCTTGACTTTGTACACATGTACGAAAACGGACACTGGGAGGACACGGAATGAAAATAAAGGACGCATTCATAACGGATAGAGAGTACACTCTGGAGCTGGAGGAGGCTGACAGAACCTTTAGAGGGTATCTGGTCAAGGAGATAGTGGAGCGTGATCTGGAGCTGATGACATTGACAGAGATATATCAAAAGGCATCAGAGGCACTATTTGAGCAGTTTATGCTACTCAGTGACAACGAGTTGAAGCTAAGGTTTAACGATGCGTTTAGAGGAGTGTACAACGATGAATTATGAGCTATTATATAACGACTTGAAGGAACGTTTTGACGCTATAGTGCGTAAAGTAGAAGTGACGGAGGGGGCTTTAGGAGAGTGTCATTTGTCTTCTGAGGAATATTTTGTAGGTCAAAGGGTAGTTTACAAAAAGATGGTAGAGCTTTTGAACGATGCTGACTATGAGCACCGAAGAAAAGTCTGGGAACAGGAGGATGAAGAATGAGATGTAAAGCCTGTGATAGGATTTTGGATGACTACGAGCTGTCACAATATGACAAAGTAACAAAAATACCGCTTGACATGTGCATAAGTTGTCTATATGTCAGCGATAAAACCCTGAGCGACATCGAGGCAGTAGTTGACACAACGATAGACAGAGAGTATAATGATATTGATGAGGTGTTTGAAAAGTATGACGAAAATTTAATGTAATTTTTATTTGACGGAAAGGAGGAAAGGTAGTATAATATTAAGTATACCAAGGTTAAAAACCTTTATGAATAATCTTAAAGGTTAATACCTAGGTAGTCTAAAGTAAACTAAAGGAGTTTTATATGGCAGTTTTACAAGGTACAGTAGCTTTTGAAAATCTAAACGAGCATGAAATCTTTAATGGTCAATCAACAGGGAAGTACTCTCTAGTTTTGACCTTGGACGATCCCGAAGCTGAGGAATTAGCCCAACAGGGTGTCAAGCTCCGTGAGTACGAAGGTTTAAAACAACGAAAGTTCAGCACCAAGTACCCCGTGGAGGTCATTGATGGTGATGATGAACCTTTCCGAGGACGTTTGACCCGAGGCTCTAAGGTTAAAATCCTTTATGCGTCAGGTAAGCCTCATCCTGTACACGGCACACCAACCTACCTGAACAAGGTACGTGTCGTTGAGCTGTCTGACAACAGCGAAGGCTCTGAGGACTTCTAAAGTGCAGGTACGTGCTGAAGTTGAATCAAAGTTTGTCAGACATGAGCCATGCCCAAAGTGTGGCTCTAAGGACAACTTAGCACGTTACTCTGATGGACATGCCGTCTGTTTCTCAGGCGGCTGTTCACACTACGAGCATGGTAATGGCGAGGTTGTTGAATTTAAATCACGCAAGGAGGCAACACCTTTGAATGAAGTAACAGGTGTCACAGCGGCAATAACAGACCGTAGGCTGTCACAGGATACCTGTAGAAAGTTTGGTGTCACTGTGGAGTACGGCAATGATGGTCATATTGTCAAACACCACTACCCCTACTTTGATAAGGACACGGGGGAACTGAGAGGCTCAAAAACACGCTTAGTGGACAACAAGCAGTTTTTTGCCCAAGGCTCCTTTGACAATGTTGGTCTGTTCGGTCAACAAGCCTTCAAAGAGGGAGGGAAGTACATAACTGTTGTTGAGGGTGAGCTTGACGCACTGGCTGTCAGTGAGATGTTTGACGGCAAGTGGCCCGTAGTGTCCATTAGGTCTGGAGCTGCTTCTGCGGCAAAGGACATCAAAGCCAACCTTGAGTGGCTTGAGAGCTTTGAGAACGTGGTGCTATGCTTTGACAACGACAAGGTAGGGCAGGATGCCGCTAGGCAATGTCTGGACCTGTTTAGTCCTAACAAGGCAAAGAACGTAGCCTTGAGCATGAAGGACGCAGGGGACATGCTTAAGCAGGGTAAAATCAAACAATTTGTACAGGAATGGTGGAATGCTAAAACTTATCGCCCTGATGGTATTGTCGCTGGTGTTGATACATGGGACCTTGTGGTTGAGCAAGAGAACATTAGAAGCATTCCGTACCCGTGGCAGTGCCTTAATGAACTCACTCACGGGTTCAGGCCGAAAGAACTGGTAACGATAACGTCAGGCTCAGGGATGGGTAAGTCTCAGATCATCCGTGAGTTGCAATACTACATGTTAAACGCCACAGAGGACAACATAGGAATCCTAGCTTTGGAGGAGGACATCCCTAAGACTACTTTGGGCCTAATGTCACTTGCGGCAGAACAACCGTTGCACCTTGACAAAACAATCACAAGAGAGGAGAAACGTAAATACTGGGAGATGACCCTAGGCACAGGCAGGTACTACCTACTGGACCACTGGGGATCAACACACGAGGAGAACCTTTTGTCTCGTGTTAGGTATATGGCTAAAGGGCTTGACTGTAAGTGGATATTCCTAGATCACCTTAGCATTGTGGTTTCTGACCAAGAGCAAGGGGACGAGAGAAAAGCCATCGACAGTATCATGACCAAGCTACGCCAGCTGGTACAGGAGACAGGCATTGGTCTGTTCCTTGTGAGCCACCTGAGACGACCTTCAGGAGGCAAAGGACACGAGGACGGTGCTCAGGTATCCCTAGCGGACCTACGTGGCTCAGCGGCTATTGCACAGCTCTCGGACATGGTTATAGGCTTGGAGCGCAATCAGCAACACAAGGATGAGGAAGTGCGTAACACCACAACCGTCCGTGTGCTAAAGAATCGCTTTGCAGGTCTAACGGGGCCAGCTTGCTACTTGTA